CAGGAAACATTGCACAGAACAATCACGAAGGCGATTTCCATAGACTACGTAGAGGTGTTATTTGGCACTGGAGTAACGGAAGCGACATCTCTGCTACCAAAGAAGAAAACGGACAAACGGTAGTTACATCTGCAGCGCAACTACAGGCAAAGACAGCAGAACAAGATAAAAGTAATAAAGTATTAAAACAAGGCTCTGGAGTAGCAAACAACTACAACTACGGTTTTCAATTCCTATGGAACCCAGAAACTATTTCATCTTCTATTGCAAGAAACATGGATGTTACACCATCATCAGCTGACCGTTTCCGTTCAGTTGCTGGCGCCTTCCCTGGACAAGAGACATACCAATTCCAGATTATGTTAGACCGTGTAAACGACTTTGCAGCGTTAAGGTCTATGGCTGGAGACACTTATGCAAACTCCATGAACCATCCAAAAGCTGTAGAGGTAAACACAAATAGTCCACAGGTTAGAGAAAGTAAGTATCCCAAGATACCAAGTAACGCTGTAGATTACTACCCATCTGGACTTGGGTCTGTAAATATAGAAAAGATTAATAACCTAATGAAGTTTGGAACAATGGCTGACCTTGAGTATTTGTTTAAGGCTCTAAATGGAAATGGAGCTAACCAAGGCTCTGGTGAGTGGGCAACACTGATGCTTAAAAAGACAGCGAACATTGGGTTCCTATCCCCTAGCCTCTTGGGCTTTAGGTTCGGACCTAACGCTCAACAGCAGCTATCTTTTGTTGGGTGGATAACAAATATGTCTATCAATCACACCTTCTTTACAGAAGATATGATTCCTTTACGCACAACCGTTTCGTTTAGCTGTGATGCCTTCGCTGGCTCCACAGTGGTTTAGGAGTAGCCATGACTATTTATCTAGGTTCTAGGTACGAGCCATCTTTTATTGATTTTGTTTCTACAGTCCCTAATGGGGATGAGAACCCTATTGTGTTCTACAACTTCCCTGACATTGGAACCCTTAGCTACTATGAGCACACCTTTAAAGAGGGAGAGCGACTAGACCAGCTAGGTAATAAGTACTATAACCGCTCCAGCATGTGGTGGATTATATTAGACCATAACCCTGAAATTAAAGACATCCTTAATATCCCAGCTGGAACAGTGCTCAGGATTCCACGTGTTTAAATTTGTAACTGTTTCTTTTCCAGACGCGCCTGAAGGTCCTAGAGCTGTGTATAAGGCTGTTCTCATGCAAAAAACTTATGAGCACGAGCTTTTAATTTTAACGTTTAAAGACTGGAATCCTAATTACGAATCAATTAGACCAGGCACTGCGATTGAAGTTACCTTGTCAGCAAACACTACGCCTAGAGATTTCTTTGGTTACATTCATCACATCACCCCCTCTGCTACCCCAGGAAAAATGTTTACAGAAGTTGTATGCATAGGAGGCTCGTTTCCCCTTAAGCAGGCATCTCAAACAACCTACAGAGACTGTACAGCAGACCAAGTGATAAAAGAAATCTGTATCAAACACGGTTTACGTTTTATTGGTAAGCCTCACCCTAGAGTTTACGAAATGATATCCCAAGCAGGATACACAGACTGGCAGCTTGCTGCCCGTTTGGCAAAGCAAATTGGTTATACCCTGCGTGGAGAAAACACTGATATCTACTTTGAGCCTATCCTTAATGACTACGACCTATACAAAGACAACGCTAAAGTATTTGTAATGAAAGACGCTAGCGATGTTACTGGCTCTACGTTGTATTCATTTCAGCCATCCATCGGAGAGTCAATAGAGTACGACGGAGAGATGAAGTCTGCTGTAGCTATTAGTGGTGTAGACAGATTCTCTAAAGCTGCCATGGCTCAGACCAAGCAAAAGAGAAATAAGACTACAAAGACAAAACGTCAAGACGAGTTCTTTGACCGTTTTAATTCTTTAGTTGTAGCCCCTAATGCAGAAATTGCAACCTACGAAGCAGACGCGGCTGAGGCTAGAAACTCGTTCCCATATAGAGGAACAGCTAGTGTAATTGGTGACCCAACTATTAGACCTAACATGCCAGTTTATCTATCTGGGCTTGGTTCTACGTACTCTGGCTATTGGACTGTCTTGTCTGCAGAACATGTGATGGTTGAGACCGAAAGAAACGTACCTACTTACGTTACTAATATTGTTGTAGGCACTGACTCTTTGGGTTCTATAAATGGGGTAGCTGGAATAGAAGCTGCAGTCCCTGGAAGCCCAAAAAGACTAATTAAACCTGGAGTAGCTTCTGGTAGACCAAAGACTAGCAAGCCTCTTATAAAGAGTTCAGCCCGTAGAAGTAGCAATCAAAATAAAGGAAGCTTTGGAAAGATTGGTAACAGACAAAAGGTCACTGCAAAAACTAAACAGCCTTCTACCTGGGTTGCTGATAAAAAAACTACTAGGGTAACCTTTACTCCTAAAAAGATTAAGTCACCTACCGTGGCTAACAGGGTAAGGAGCAGAGCAGCCCGATGATAGACGAGAGAAGATTCTATGGAATCTACCTAGGCATATGCGTAGACGTAGAGGATGACCAAAAAGATAACCGTATCCGTTTACAGGTGCCTCAGGTATTAGGTCAATCAGAAACTGGTTGGGCTAGAGCCTGCCTACCTGTAACCTCTAACAGCAATCACCCTGACCATAAGAAGCACTTAGCTGCCGAAGTAGCTGCTCTTTTACTTGGGCATGGGGACCACTCAGTATCTGTATCTGGAACAACAGGTTCGGGTGGAAGCCCAGGTCATACTCACTCTTTTAGTGCTACTCAAACCTTAACGCACACCAATAATCACACAGGCAACAGCCTAAGTCTTGACCACGAGCACGAGACAGATGCTGATACAGATAACAAATGGAATGATGACCAAGAGACAAACCTGACACCTGAGCATACACCGCATAGACTAGTACCTAAGCTAGGTCAAAAAGTCTGGGTTATGTTTGAGGGCGGAGACCCTAATTTTCCAGTATGGATGGGAGTTGAACTGTGATACAGCGAGCCATAGCTCTACCTTTTTCTTTTAACTCTGCGGGAGAAGTCTCCTATACAACAGACGAAGCAAAGATTATTCAAGACAGACTTGTGCTAGCAATCATGAGCCGTCCAGGCGAACGGGTCATGCGACCAAGCTTTGGTAGCGCAATTTATGAGACCATGTTTGAAGACGAAAATACTGCCATAGCAATTGCAACTGAGGCAGTAGCCGCATGCTTTACAGAGTTCTTTCCTTACCTAGAGTTTATAGAGGTTCTTCCAGACTTAGACGGAGAGGGCACACTAGAGCTAGAGGTTAGATATAGAAAGTCCCAACAGACATTAACAGAGTCTTTAAGTATAAAGACTAAGACGTTCTCCAGAGCTGGAGAGGTATTACAGGAGGTCCAATAATGGCAAATGAAAACTATGTTCCGCAAGTAGATTACACCTCTCGTGACTACCTATCTTTAAAAGAAGAGATGGCAGCTCTCATCCCGTACTTTGCTCCCAACTGGACTAACCGCGACCCAGCAGACTTTGGTATGACTTTAATTGAGCTGTTTGCATACATGGGTGACCAGCTTAACTACTATATCGACCGTTCTTTGAACGAGGCTTTTATCACTACCTCTAGCCAAAGAGATAATGTTTTAAAAATTGCACGTCTTCTGGGGTACACACCTACAGAATCTACCGCTGCAAAGGTTACGCTGACCTTTCAGAACTCAACTGGAAGCACTATCACAGTACCAAAAAGAACTCAGGTATCAACTACTGTTGTAAACAGCGGTTCGACAACCCAGATTATTTTTGAAACTGACAGCACAGTCACCGTCCCTGCAAAGGTAGGAACAACTAACGGTTCTATTACAGTAACGGCAACTCAGGGAGAGACACTTGGGTATGACCCAATAACACGCCCTACCGATGGAGAACTAGGAGTATCTAATGGTGGAGCCAATCAGTTCTACCCAATTGAAGACTCCCCAGTTATTGGTGGAAGTATTGAGATAGATGTATCTGGAGTTAAGTACTCTTACGTCCCATTCCTAATTGACTACCAAGATTACGACCCAGTATTTACAACCTACACAGATGCCGAAGGCACAACATACGTTCAGTTTGGCGATGGAATCAGCGGACGTATCCCAGCAAACCAGGCATCGATTAGGGCTACCTATCGTATTGGTGGGGGTAAGCTAGGTAACGTTGCAGCAAATACAATTAAATTTATTAAAACAAATGCAACAATCGGCCTTACTGTAAACAACCAAGACGTTGGTCAGACTTCTGGAGCTGCTACAGGTGGAGCTGACCCAGAGACAACAGACTCTATTCGTATCAACGCCCCTAAGAGCGTAAGAGCACTTAGCCGTGCTGTGTCACTATCCGACTACTCTAACATTGCTATTCAAGTACCAGGTGTAGCTAAAGCTAATTCTATTTCAGATGTGTACAGCAGTGTCACTATCTATATTGCACCGTTCGGTGACTCTGGTCTCCAATCAGATGGGCAAACAGCTTCTGATATCTTTAACAACCTAGCCGTTGATATTGGTAAGTTCTTTGAAGACAAGACCCCTCCAGGAACTTCAATCACACTTCAGCCTCCTGCTTACGTAGATGTAAGACTTAAATTAGACTGTGTAGTACTACCTCAGTTTAGAGCTGACCAAGTAACAGCCGCAATTAAAGAGGCTATTACTGAGCTGTTTGATTTTGATAACGTGTCCTTTAATGACCGAATTACTACAGCTGACGTACTAAGCGTTATTAGAGAAGTAGACGGAGTTGCCCGTGTCTCTATGAATAAGATGATTAGAAAAGATGAAGACAAGGTATGGAGCATCAATAACAAGGTTCTATTAAATAACGTAGCAACGCTTACAACTACAGCAACTCATAATCTACAAGTTGGAGAGACTGTCTTGGTAAGTGGTGTTAACGCTCCTTTTGATGGTGCCTTTGTTGTTACAGCTGTAGCCCCCACTACATTTAATTACTCTGTAATTAGTACAAACGTTAATACAGCCGCTGTATCACCTGTTGGAAAGGTTGCCCTTCTAGCTGTAAAAGACATTATCTGTTTAGATAACGAGCTTCCTCAACTAGAGGTAACTAAGGTTGCTGGAATAACAACTGTGGCAGGAATTGACCTTACAACAAGCGGAGGCATTAGTTAATGGCACGGTATGGTCTTGATTACTATAGCGCGTCCAGTTTTCCGTTAAGTTACTACGGAAGCGATAACGCACTTAATTACGATGCTAACCCTGTTTTTGCGCTGTCCTCTGGGTACAACCAGCTAACCCTATTTTGGACAAGCCCAGTGGGTGCATGGGTTAAGTTGCGCCTAGTAAGAAGCCCTTACGGATTTCCTGTAAACGTCACTGATGGTGATAACGTATTTGAAACCACTAGACGAGCAGACCCTCAGTTTTATATAGATAAGACATCTCTTACAAACGCAGACTCAAAAGTTTACTTCTACTCTATTTTTGTATTTGACTCTGTACAGCTTGCTTGGGTACTAGCAGGACGAATGTCTGGCATGTCAGTAAAGGACTACGGAACAGCTGACAAGATGTACAACTACCTACCACAGGTTTACAAGTTAACAACTCCTTACATAGCGTCTGAAGCTACAGACAATAATGATTTGCGTAACTTCCTATCTCTATTTGCTTACGAGCTAGACCACACAAGAGCGCTTGCTGAAATCATCACAGACCGTTATAACTTTGAAAGAGTTACAGCAAGCTCTATCCCACTATTGTTAAACCAGTTTGGTCTTAAGTATGAACCAGAAATTGGTTTCCAACAGTCTCGTATTCTTGTTAGAGACTCTGTGCAGTTAACAAAAGAAAAAGGCTCATCTCAAGGTTTACGGGAGTACATAAAAGGATTTACAGGGTGGGCATGCCCGTCACCTGTTGAAGGTACCCCTAACCCAACAGTTGAAGGCCTACAGTTAAGCCATAACTTAATGTTGGACTACAACGACTCTTCATTTGAAGAAGGGATTGGACACTGGACAACCCCAGACAACACAGCCTCCCTGTCTCAAATGAAAGTTAAGTCTGTTACCAAGTATCAGACTAACAATAATAACCTTCGCATGATTGTAGGGGCGCACGGCTACAAGATTGGCGACAAGGTTACTATCAGTGGATTTAAATCTCCTGGATATAACTCCAGCTCTCCTGTAGCAATTACAGGTGTTGACCCACTTAGCTATATAGAAATTATTGTTTCTAGTCCAGACGTCGCTTTGGTAGATGCGTTTAATAAAGAAGCAGATGCTTACCCACAGGTTACACCGTACCCAACTCCGTACGCAGAACCTACAACTCCTGCCTTATATCCAAATAAACGAGATGGCATTCTATCGGTTGCGAACTCAACAGGGTCCCCGCAGGTGGTTGTGCTATCTTGCGGCAGCGCATCTCCAAAAACTTTAGGCATACCTGTTATCTCTGGAGATACGTATACCTTTAGTATTTATAGCGCTGCTTTATCAACAGGAAGAAGCTTTACAGCGGGCATCAGTTGGTACGACCGCTTTGGTACTTTTATGTCTACTACTACAGGTAACCCTGTAACAAATGCAACTGGTGCTCTATCTACAAGAGCATCTGTGACTGCACCAGGTCCGTGTAACATTACATTAAACCCTTTCTTTACTACAGCAGGCTCTGGTTATACTGACGGAGTTTATACAAACGTTCCACTAACTAGAGTTAGCGGCAAGGCGTTTACAACAGCGCCAAGAGCAAACATTGCTATCTCTGGTGGGTCAGTGTCGTCTTTATCTATTACCAACGGTGGCAAAGGTTCAGATACCACAACCATATTCTCTTTTGATAAGGCATCTATAGGTAGCACAGGAGGCTCTGGATTCTTAGCTACCGTTAACCGTGTTCAGGAGTCCTACTACGCTGCACCCACTATCTCTGTATCTAACGTAGCCAATGCTGCAAGCGGTGAGCGTCACTACTTTGACGCAGCGCAGTTTGAAAAAGCTGGGGCTGCTACAGACTTTGACGAGGCTCGCCAAGTGCACATCACTATGAAGGCTAGCCGCATTAATGAAATTAAAAACCCAACCTTTAATAGTGCAAATAGCTTTGCACCTTGGGGTTTTACAAATGGAACACCAACAGCTTCAAGTGCTCAAACCGACCCTATTGATGACCAGCTAATTATTGAAGGTTATCAACAAACAGGTACAACAGCAGAAATCTCTCTATCAACAGTCCATGCTTATAAGGCTAATGACATTGTTGTAGTAGCGGGTCTTCCTGCTGCATACAATGGAGTAAAGACAATCACTGCAGTTACTGACTTCACAGTTAGTTACACAGTGAGCCCAAGTGCAACTGTAGCCTTTACAGTTGACGCAGGTACTATTGCTAAGTCTGGAAGTTCTTGCTTAGTAACTAAGCCTGCAACTGGAAACACAGAAGTTAGAGCGGCATCTTCTTCTGCAACATACATGGATATTCACTACCCATCTACTAACTACACCTTCAGTGTATATGTAAGACGAGTTACTGGGGCTGATGCTCCAACTGTGCGCCCAGTCATCTACTGGTATGACAGCACTAAGACTGCTATCTCTAGTAACTTAGCTGACTTAGTAACAATTAATAGCTCCACTGACTGGTCAAGAATCAACACGACATCCATTGCCCCTGAGAATGCTGCCTATGCAAGCGTATCTATTCTTTGGACTAACGGAGCGGTCAATGACTCAATCGCATTAGACAATGCGCTGTTTGAAAACAGTCCCTTTGTTCTTCGGTACTTTGACGGAAGCCAGGGCTTTGGCTCTACTGCTGAGCTGTTCTGGGAAGGGGCAACCCCTAATCTAGCCCGTAGCCACTACTACCGAAACCGCGTAGCCATCGCTGACCGCCTTGTAAACGGCGCTTTAGACGACTGGCTTGTAAGCGGCTCTACCTACGCCCTATACCTAGCACAGCCAAAGACGTAGTATGATGCTCCCATGTTGGAGCTGATACTCGTTGGTTGCTTTACTGGGTTCTTCCTAGCTACAGTGCGGAATCTAGTAGACGTATTAAGTATTTTTATACCTACTTCCGTAATTAATGCTGTACTTTCAATTATATTTGCAGCCGTAGCTGTGTATTTAGTTGAAATTTCAACTACTAAGCAGTTCATCCTGTGGACAATCGCTGGAGCATTCCTAGGCGCCGCCCTCCTTGCAATCGTTGAGCGTGTGTCCACCTATAAGCCTGCTGTTGTTAACACTGCCCGAGATTAGTGATAGGGTACAAGGGACCTAAGGAGGTCCTATGAGCAAATATTATGTTCTAGTGGCTGGTAAAGGAGCCACCAGTAGACAAAACGTTGAAGCGTTAATGGAAGACCACTACTACGCAAAAGGCGATGGCGGGACTGTTGTAATCGCTATTGAAAAAAATGCAACACCATCACAGGTATTTGTTGCACAGTTCGCTAAAGATAAAAACAAAGACATAGTTCTGGTTGCAAAGCCAGATGCTGACTTAGGCAGTATGCCTGCCGCATCAGTAGTTCATGATGACGAGCCAATTAAAAAATCTGTAGAGATAGTTGCTGGAGCAGACGCGTCCGCATTCCTTCTTTGGGATGACGGTGACGAAGCGTCGCTTGCAGTATTGGCGTCTTGTAAAAAAGCAGGTATCCCCTGCTACGACCTGATTAATGGGCTGTCAGAGATAACACCATCTGAGACCCTTCAGGAGCCAGAGGCAACCCTATTCCCCAAAGCTGAGATGGTCACAGAGAGTGAGGAGACCGATGAGGAGGAAGAAGAAGTCGACGAGGAAGAAGACGACGACGAAGAGTACGACGACGAAGAAGAAGACTCCGAAGACCTTGAAGATATCTATGCGGGGGTCGAAGCGATAGCTCGCGTCTTTGCCCGCGCCTTTATTGAGGAGTGGAAGGCCCAAGGTGGCCCTAAGCCCTAAGACTCTAGGTGTACTCCTAGAGATAGCCGTTTATGGGGCTCCAGAGGGCGTTAAGGGCCTTTCTAAGGAGCTTGGGGTAGGTCGTGTACAGATTGATTCTGCCTTGGCTGAGCTGGCCTCTATAGGCCTTGTACGGCTTTCTAACGGTAAAACGGCAAAAGGGACATTCTGGTACAAAGTGGAGCTTACCCCAGAAGGTGTAGCCTACGCCCATAACTGGATGACTGGTAAGAAACCGTTAGCGGTTTTACCGAACGGTGAAACCAACATCTACATATCACTGAATAGCAATATAGCAGATACCTATATAGCAGATATTCCATATAGCAAAGAGCAGTATGGCTTATATGCTAATTCAGTTAACAAAAGTGCGGAACAGAGTTCCGCACTGAACGGGAAAGAAAACATAGGAGGAATCATGAGCTTGGGCTCAACGCCGATAGACCCAGATGACTTAGCAGATGAGATGAAGAAGGACAAGGAACGCAAGAAGCAGGAGCGCAAGGAGCAATCAGAGGCTCACTACCGCGACCGACAGCGTATCCGTTCTAGTCGCGCTGTTGTTGATTGGTCTCCTGCCGATGTTGTCAACCACTTTTCCGAACAGGTTAAGTTAATCTGGAACGTAGAGAACGTGGCGTTAACCCAACGGCCTAAGTTGGTTAGGGCTATGGACTTGTTCCGTATGGACAACGACACCAACGGTGAGATTGATAAGTATCTTATCGATGCATACATCTCGACAAAAAAGTTTGATAAGACTAAGTTATATAACCCAGAAGAAATCTTCTGGGGCTTTATAAACTGGGCTCCGACAAAGGTTGGCGAAGCCAAGCGTTCTGTAAAGGCAGAAGACTTAGATGCTGTCGCCATTGCACGAGCAAAGAACCGAAAGCTGTTAGGGTTGGACTAATGTACAAAGTAGAAGAGCAAAAAGTTCGTCGTAAGATGTGGATTAAGTCTTCCAACATTCCTAAGGCACGCCTTGGTTGGGAACTTGATGACTGCGTTGATACTGACCCCGAAGACATAGCACAGATACGTGGTTGGATTAGTTTGCTAGACCAAGGAGTTAATGTAAGAGCCTCTGGTAGCAGGCACTGTGGCAAAGGGTTGATGCTTGCAGGTAAGCCAGGACGTGGTAAATCAACAGTGGCTGTTGCAACCATCCAAGATATCATGCGGCTTTCACCCCCGTCTGCCTTTGATGTGGAGGATGGCCTAACACTTATCCGTCCTTGTTACTTTATGACCTTTAACGACCTACTTGCATTATCAGGTCAGATGATGGATAGCCCGACAGACTGGGAGGAAGTCCTCTACTATGGTCTCTTAGGTGAAGCGCACGACTCCTATAACGTTAGAGTCCTAGTGATTGACGACGTAGGTAAGGAACACGCCAGCCTAAGTGGGTGGCAGAAGAACGTCTTGCATCATGTACTACGTACACGGTTCAACCTTGGACTGCCAACCATAGTAACCACTAACGTCAGTCTTGACGACTGGGGTAGTCTTTACGGAGATGCTACTGAAAGTTTTGCTAAAGAAGCATTTATGTATTTGCCAATGGTTACTAACAAAGGAGACCTACGAGAATGAGCAAGGTAATGGAAACTAAACTAGTACAAGTGTTTCTTAGTCAAACACAGTCACCTGGTCCTGGTATCTATGAAGTATCAGTAGACGACAGCAACAAGTTGTACTGCACCTGCCCTGGTTATCGTGGTCGTAATACTTGCAAGCATATTAAGTTTGTAAGTGCACGCATCAAAGCAAACGGTGGTGACAACTACCCACTAGAGTTTTCTAGTCGTGCGTCTAAAGACGATATCAGTAATGCCCGTTCATCAAAAGAAGCCTTCAGGGAGTTTGTAATAAACTTCGGTAAGATAGAAGTCTTTTAATGAAGAATGGGGATATCAGTAACGAACTCCCCAGAAGGATATTAGTTACCACAGACATAATTATGGATGTGGAGATGACCGTAAAGCGTAAGCTTTTAGTAATCCCATCCGTAAAAGTAAATAAAAAGTTCAGACGTGATGCTTTGTCCTATTTGTATATTTTTACAACTAGGGCAGGTTTTACCCTTGAATTAATATCATTTGAGTTTGATAACGACACGTTATCTGAAACTATGGATGCGCTTGACAACATGGGTACTAACCCATTTAGATACTACACGGCCTACGAATCGGACAAACACTTGCTCAGCGAACTTCCCTATCGACCTGAAGTAGTTGGCGTTGTTGATGTAGACTCACGCCTCTTACGTTACGGACACTGGGGAAGGACATTTGCTGACTTACAATGAATAACGAACTACGACTATTAAGCAAAGTATTAGAGAGTCGCGACCTCGCCCCATTATTTGACCGTGGTGTTAAAGATGCATGGTTTGTTGATGGTGAAGTAAGACGTGTATGGGTTTTTGTACGCGACCACTTCTCTAAGTATGCGGAGTGCCCAAGCCTTGAGGTAGT